CGAAGTCAAAGAGCCACAAATCTGTCATGTTTGCAGCCTCGAGCGTGCCTCGCGTCATCGCCTGTTGGGTGATGTTGGGGAAGTCGAAGGTGATCTCAACGACATCCATCGAGTCCGCTCGTTCGTGCACCTGACTGCCCATCGTCGGTGTCGGCTCCTCAGAGCATGAAGTCAGCATCAAGGCCGCTGACATAGCCATCATTAATTTTCTCATAGTGTTTTTGTATAAAGTTAAAAGTTTGGGGTTATTTCGATTTTATATACACGAAACCATAATAGAATCGACGATCATCTTCATCATCTTCCGATTCGTAGATATGCGCCTCGCAGCGATACGGAAACTCACCACCAGTCATCGAGCGCACGAAGTCGGTATGCTCGGATGGAATATAGCCAAGATGGTGACGATCTTCGGCCACAATCTTAACGGCCTCGGGGTCGTACTCGTTATCAGGTTCTGGAACCAGCGCACACATCACCCTCCCGAGGTAGCGGTTAATGCCAGTGCGATAGTTGATGCCGGCAATCTTCAGGATTCTGAGATTATCGTAAATACTTAGAAATCCACCATCGTCTCGCGGCTCAGGCAACTGACCGTTATACGTTTCATTCAAGACGGCTTGATAAGTTTTCTCGTCGCCTACTATTTTCGACTGAATCAACACCTCCGCCAGCCGTGTCATTCTATCAGTCTCAGAGAGCAAAGTCTCATCGGCCATTTTTGCAGCCAGCTCGCGCTGCGTATCTTCGTGGCTCCGTGCATGAGCCGACACCTGTGCAATCATAACAACGATTGCAATAAACATGATAATAAAGAAAAGTATCATTATAACATTACTTTTTTTGAGTTAAACATTTTATCTTCTATCATCTCAAATTCATCGTGAACAGACTGTGCCAGCACCTTCGCATATCGCTGCGTCTGGGTGATATTCGTATGCCCAAGCATCTTCGACAGGTTCTCGATCTTCACACCGTGGCGAAGCATATACGTGGCGAAAGTGTGTCGCGCCAGGTGCGAGTGGAGCTTTGTTTTGATACCGGCCATCAGCCCGAGTGCCTTCAGTTGGCGATTATAGTCCGCGTTGTTCATCTTCGGAACCTTCATATCGTACTTTTCGAGAATGTGGAGTGCAGGCGGCAGGATGGTGCTGACATACGGCACGCCCGTCTTGATACGCTCGCCCGTGTGGTTCCATCGCATACCGTCCCATTTATATTGCGACATGTCGAAAGCCTGTGCATCCGAATAACTGAGACCCGTATATGCCTGGAAGACGAACAGGTCGTGGGCCACGTCGAGAGGCGAGCCCAATGGCAAGATCATCGTTTCCAGTTTCGACATCTCCTCGTCTGTCAGGTACTCCACCACCTCTTTGTCGCCACGCTTGAACTGACCGCGCAGTCGGTCGTATGGATTGCGCACCAGCTTATCAAAAAGTACGGCCCGATTGATCAACGCCTTCAGGCACTTGTGATAATTGTAGATCGCAGCGTCACCCAACCTCTCAGGCTTCGCGCCGGCTTTCCGTCGTGCATCGCTGACAGGCTTGGTGAGCGAGTGCAGATAATTGTCGAAGCCGCTGATGTTCTCGGCGGTCACGTCCTGCCATCGTCTAATTTTACCGTATTCAGTCAGTCGGGCGACTAACGGCTGATAGTGTTTGATGGTGCCCTCGCTGAGATTGAGAAGCGGAATCTGCTCTTCTATCCAGTCGAGGAACGTGGCACGATCGGTTTGAACATCTATCAGTCGCCACACCTCGCGCCTGATATCTTTGATATTAATATTTATATTATTGTTCACGCACGCATTTACGCACGCGAGTACTTTACTATATATAATAGCCAGCCGCTCGTTCAATTCCTTTGCTCCTGGGCAGTTGATGATCTGACCGGCCACGAACTCAGATTTATGACACTTAATGCCAGTGCCGAAGTAATACGATTTGCGGTCAACGGTGATTCTGACCTCCACCTGGCCAAGGCCACCTTCAGGCACTCGGCCTCGATGATCCCATACGATTGTATTTGTTACTTTCATTTTCGTTTTCAGTTTTCTTGTTTGTCGGTTGTTTCCCCGTTTTCCCATCAGTCATCGTCTGGTGAATCAATCCAGGACCAAATCTTATCAAGCACCTGTTTTAGAGGCTCTGTGATGTGATCCTCGTGGGGTTTTTCGTTATTTGTTTCCCCACCATTTTTGCCGTGGGGGAAACATTGGGGAAACATCCCGTCCAAAAATGTCCTATTTTGACCTATTTTGTATTTTCCCATTTTTCATTAAATTTTTCGTTAACTCCTTTGTTTACGGTGGATGTGCCCATTTTGACGCATATCCCCACCATTTTCCGAGTGATCCGCTTGGGGTTATGCGTGAAGTGAGTGAAACATCGATATATAGGTAGGTTAACCGTGTTTCATGGTAGTTGCATGGGGAAACAAATGGGGAAGCGGAAAAACGAATCCCCACACAGAAGGTTAATCTATCTATAATGAATGCAATCATATTTTAGGGTCTAAAATCTTTCTTCGTTCATCAGCCACACCTCTTACAAACGGCCACTTTTCGGCGAAGTCATTTTCACGGATAAATACGGCAGCAGCCTCAAGCTCAGCGACACGCTTTTCGAGCGATTCAATATATTTATCTTTTTCAGCGATACGATTTTCCATCTGCGTGATGGTCTTGTCTTTATCAGACAGCCGAAGCTCTAACTGTGTTATGGTTTGATCTTTTGCAGCCAGCGCAGCATTAACCAGACTGCTTTGATCTATTATTGATGGATTGACCATTTTTAAAAGTTCATCATTTGTTACTTCTTCACGAGTAGTAAGAAGGCATCCTTTTCCTGTGAGCAGATATTCTATATTAAATACATCAGGATAAGCATCACAGATATTTTTAAACAAGTTGTCAGTCAGATAATTCTCATCTCCATTCATTGCAGCCGACATGCTTGTACGACCATAATGGAGTGCTTCGGCAAATCCTGTTTTTGTATGGATGCCATAAAATCTACGAAGATGATCGTAGACTTCAATAAGACGTTTTTGTCGCTCATTCATACGCTTTTATCTTAAATGATGTTAACATAATACACTTTTTTAGGATAAACTATTGTGTTTCCTACATTTTTGTCTTATATTTGCACCCGAAAGTAAGTAAGTTAATAATCGGGATACAGAAATAGCCGTCAGACGTTATACACGTCTTAGCAAGGGTGATAGATTGCAAATGTACGGCTTTTCTCCCGATTATAATACAAAAGTGTTGGATATTTAAGTAAGTTTAATAAATGACACAAGAGAAAGTAACACGTCAAGAACTCAGGGATATGCACATCGGGCAGACGCGCATCATCACTCTTATAGAGAAGAAAAAGATAGAATCAGCCCGGCAGACTGTCATGCAAGTGAGTAGGGAAGATGATATGGAATTTACCTTCAAACCTGATTATTCGGCGTCGGCAGTAAGTATTACGAGAGTAAAGTAACAACTAAACATATACGGACTATGACAACAGAAGAGAAAGAAGAAATCATTACCATTATCAAAGATACATTGAGAAATGAGTTAAACTCGAATCTTGATAAAGAGGAAATGAAGAAGAATCTGAGATCACTCTATATGAAAATTGAGTCAATGAGACCATACACATGCTCAAATTTGAAATGTAAGGAACGAAAGAGTTTATTATAATCATAAATGATATGGATAAACAACTGAGAGCTGAGATTGTGGCCGAGGTCAGGAAGGCGATGATGACCTATTCGGAGCGGTGGGTAACTGAAGACCAGCTTTGCGAGTATGTCGGCACCCTGACGAAGAGGTGGCTAAAGAGCCACGGCCAAATGTTCAACCGCACGCGAGTGGAGTGGGACGACGCTGACGGCCACCACACCCAGGGATGGATATATCCGCTCTACGAGATTTTGGACTGGATCAACACAGGCAAGATCAAGGAACTCAGAGAAAGTTAATAATCACATAGATAGATTGTTGTTCAAAAGCAGTTACAGGCCGAGCGAGGCAGACCAAACGCAACGTACAATTAACCAAGGTTTTTAGTTATAAGGTAATAGATTGTTTTGTTTCCCAGCCTGCTGTGAAGTACGCTGGTTTTGAAAGAAAAGACGGAGAGAGTAATTCAGGATAGATATATTTTGGGGAGATTAGCTCAGTTGGTAGAGCATCAGGGCGGGCGTAAATCGCTGCGAGTGCGCATTCAACAGCGTTGCCTTAAGGCGACCCAGAGGGCCGATGGTTCGAATCCATCATCTTCCACAAAGACACGTTCTTTGACATATTGGAAACAAACAAGACTGACAGCGGGGCGGTGGTTCCAGCCGCTGCACACCGGAGCAACATGGGTTGCCATGATGGAGTGGTGCGCTGTCAGTGTCGGAGGCGACAAGCAGCCCCGATGTTGAGGAACGAACTAAAGAGATTAAGGTAAGCGGGATGAGCTTCGCGCCCTCCCGTCGGTGGCGGCTTGATACGCCACATGGTTGAACTTAACGGTCCATGAAAACCGATGGGCGTGATAATGGTACGGTAGGCCACGTAGTTTAATATGGCAGAACACCAGGCGATCTGCGAAGAGCAGCGTCGAGGGGAGCGAGTTCGAACCTCGCCGTGGTCACAAACAAAGAGATAAGTCACATTAGTATTAACTAAAAACAAACGGTTATGAGTAAGAATGTAAAAGACTTCTTTAATGCCATCGGCATTGAGGATTTGGAGAGTGTAGAGAATGCCATCGCTCAGGTGGCTGGTGGTATCCTTCTGGGTGCGATCTTCGTGATAGTGATGTGTCTTGGTAGTATCTTCGATTAAACAGTTAGCGATATGGTAACACTATTTATTATCATCGGCATGGCAATTCTGCTGCCGATTTTGGCCACC